GCGCGACAAGATGCGGATGATCAACGGCGGAAATTGGATCAAACAAAATCCAAAGGTAAAAAAACACGCCGGGTTTCACATGAACGAATTGTATTCACCATTGTCAACATGGCGGCGCATCGTTGATGAATTTTTGAATGCGCGAAAAGATACCGAAACATTGCGCGTGTGGGTCAATACGGTTTTGGGTGAACTATGGGAAGAAACGGACAACCTTGGATTGAACGCCGCCGCATTCACAGACAGGATCGAAGAGTATGACACCATATTGCCGGATGGCATTTTAATTTTGACGTGCGCAATAGACGTACAGGAAAACCGCGTTGAATTGATTGTTGAAGGATGGGGGAAGGATGAAGAGAATTGGCACGTGTGGAAACAAACCGTGCCGGGGAATTTTGCGCGGTCATCCGTGCAGCGAGATCTTGCCGGCGCATTGGATCGGAAATTTAAACACGCATCCGGCATCGATCTTGCAATTGATCTTGTTGTGATCGATAGCGGGTACATGACGCAAACGGTGTACAAATTTGTGAAGATGCAGCAACCATTGCGCACCATCGTTGCGGTGAAAGGGTTTGCCGGTGCCGGGAAAAAGTTATTGCACAAAGTGCAGCAAGAAAAACGCATCCGGGTCACGCTTATCATTGCCGGTGTGGATGAAGCAAAAGAAATTATATATGACCGGTTGCAAATCGATGAACCGGGCGCGGCATACATCCATTTCAACGGACAATGTGACAACGAATATTTCAACCAATTAACAAGTGAACGGCGCAAAACAAAATACAAATACGGTCACGCAATTAAGGTATGGGAAAAAGACCGGTCAGCGCGCAATGAAGTGTTGGATCTAAAGGTGTACAATTTTGTTGCAATGCGTTTTCTCAATCCCAATTGGGTTGGTCAGCGCAAATACATTGACAAGGTTTCCGGCAAGTTGAACGAAAAAGAGAAACCCAATGACGATGGATCCGGTGAAACCACACCGCGCAAACAGCCGGTTGCCGTGCGGCGTAGATCTAATTCATTTATCAACCGATATTAAAAGCAGTCAAACCGTAAAAACAGCAATAACGTATTCACGTGATACCGCATAGATCAACAATTGTGTAGCATAAAGTCAAAAACACCAAAGGAAACTATACTATGCACATACAATTGGACAAAGACAACGCGGACAAACTATTGAAAATATCAAACGCAACCAACCGGGGTGTTGGTGAATTGGTCAATACGTTTTTAAGATCCATTGACAACGTGAAATATTTTGAGGAAATTAAACTTGAAATAAAACCGTCACCGGATGCGCCAAAGAAAAAAGTATTTTTCAAATCAACGCGCAATTGGGTAAACAGATTCTAAAAGGAAAATCATGAACAAACTTCCATTGCCAAAACAATACAAGGAATTCAAATACTTAAAAAACGATAAAGACACAATGTTGTTTGAAAACAAGACAACAGGTGAAATTATTCGGGTAATTGCGTCCGTTGGAACATTTGACGCAGCCGCCGCGCGCGACACGTCATTATTAGCATTCCTACGGTATATGTTTAATACTCGAAATAATTTCATGATTGATGCGGTCACATTATTACACGTATGCAATATTGATCAAAACAAAACAATCATTGCATAAGTCAACACGCAATTGGGTCAACAGATTTTGAAAGGGATGTTATGGATTTAACACAAAGGATCGAAAAACTAAAAACCCGCGGAATAGACAACGAAGAATTCTTTTTAATATATAACGGATCATGGTGCGCGGGGTATATGTTCACGCCGGGATTGAATTGTGAAATGGATGTGCAATTGGAAGTCACCGCAGAAACAATTGATGCCGCCTTGACAGAGTTGGAACAAAATTTAAAAGGAAAACAGCAATGAAAACATTTGTGAAACAATGCAATTGCAACGCGATGTCATCAACCGGGCGGATAATTGTGGAACCGCAGGTGTGGAAGAGTGATTTTATTGTTGAGCAAAATATTGTTTTTCATCCAGAACCGGTATGCAACGAATGTGATACGCCATGGTTGCCATATCAAGATGGGAAACCGTTGCAACCTAAAGAGAAAATTCCAACAGCGCAATCGTTAGATCCAATTGCGGATATGATAAAAGCGTGTGGATATAAGACAGAACAACCAACATCGATCACGTTTACGCAAATAAAAGGAAAACAACAATGAACGTATATTCAGTGAAAGCATTTGGAACGTATGGCGGCGGCATGGCAATAGTTGCCGCACGCGATGATGCGCACGCACGCGAAATTGCAGGGAATATTGTTGACAACCAATGGCAAACAAAATACCACCAACCGGAAAGCGTCACGCAATTGCCGTTGTCATACGAAGGTGATCCAATAGTAGTTGATCATTGGGAATACGGTGAATAAAAACACCACATCCGCACCATCCAATCCCGCATCCCGCGGGATTTTTTGCTTTTAAACGCAAAATCACAAATCCGCAAATTCCCGTAAACCCTTTAAACACAACGACATAAAAATTGACATAAAATGTCATAGCGGCACATCCGTTTTGTTTGACATATTGCACCATGTCAATTGCCACAAAAGAACCAACACAAATCCGCGCCGGTGAATATATCACATGGGAAAAATCCCTTGCCGATTATACCGCGGCATCATGGACGTTGAAGTATTCCATTTCAGGAACCGCCGGCGGACACATCACAATCACCTCAACCGGATCCGGCACAACGCACACAGCCGTGATCACCGTTGCGGAAACCGGCGCGCTTGCAAAAGGCACATACAAACTTTTCGGATGGGTGCAAAATGCCGGCGCGACACAAAAAATTTCAGTTTACAACGGCACGTTGAAAGTATTGGCAAACCTTTTCACCGCAACAGCAGCGGATCAACGCACAGACAATCAAATAATTTTAGATGCAATCATTGCGGTCATCAAAGGACGCGCAACAAAACAACATCAAGAAATAGCCATTGCCGGGCGGAACATAATGTTGTTGTCACCGGCGGAACTCTACAAATGGCAAAAGGTATATGAATACGAAGTTGAAAAAGAAATCAACGCAGAACGCATTGCAAACGGACAAAGCGCGCCGCGTAACTTGATACAATTCACAAATCCATGATCAATCCATTTGTACGTATGTATCGTTTTTTCACCGGCGCAACCAAGATCGTCAAGCGCGCATTTTATGCCGCGCAAAAAAACCGGTTGTCCGCGGATTGGTCAACATCCACGACATCCATCATTCAGGATATACGCGCCGGTGCAAAAGCATTGCGCACGCGCGCGCGGGATCTTGCACAAAACAACGACATTGCAAAAAGATATATCAACCTTGTGCGCACCAACGTGGTTGGCAATCATGGTTTCACATTGCAAGTGAAAGCAAAAAAGAAAGTTGGAACAGAAATAGACGAAACAACAAACACGCACATTGAAGAAAAATTGGCGGATGAACTTGGTTTGACATTAAAAGTCAACGAAACAAAACAACCGGTGCCATCAAAAGCGGAAACCGATGACACCGGTGATGACAAAACGGATGATGAATTGGATGAAGCAAAGCGCGCCGCGCAAATCAAACGATGGTTCAAAATAAAAGATGCCGCGGAATTGGTCATTGCCACACTTGGGAACGGTCACAATAAATAAAAAAGGAATACACATGGACTTGAAAAAATTGCAAGAGAAACTAAACGGCACGCAGCAAACGCATGCCGCATTAATCATCCGGGAAAAATTAGATGAAGCAAACCGCACCGCGCCGGTTTTGTTTTCCACGGAAACGCCAATCCTTCATTGGTTTGGATATTTGATCCTTTCACATGATGCCGGTTGCATGGTGATGGATCGGATGAACAACAACGCGCCGCTGCTAAAAGATCATGACCCACGCCAACAAATTGGCACCATCGAAAATTGCACATGCGACAAAAAGGAACGTTGCGGACGTGCGGATGTAAGGTTTTCAAAAAATAATCCAACCGCGGAAATCGAATACAAAGACATGATGGATGGCATCCGCACCAAGGTTTCCGTTGGTTTTCTTATCCGCACGCTTGTGCCGGAAACGGACAAAGAGAAAAAACAAGTGATGATCGATGGCATACCGGTATTCCGGGCAATCTTATGGGAACCGCATGAAATATCCATGGTATCAATTGAAGCGGATGTAAAAACAGGGGTGAACCGTGCCATGGATGTTGACGCACACGCCATCATGGATGATCAAACAATCAACACAATTGTCACGCGAATGTTAGACGAAATAAACAAACAATCACAAACCAATCCGAAAGGAAACAACGATATGTTACACGCACGCAGAAATTTCCACATGAACGGCGTTGATGATGCCGCCGGCGCATCCGGTGCAGCAAAGATCATCCCGATCAACGAAACCGAAATCCGATCCAATGAAACCGCGCGCATCAACGGAATTGATGCAATGGTGAAACATGCCGCGCACATTGCAAACGTCAATGAATTGCGCAACAAAGCGGTCAATGAAAATTGGACCGTTGAAATGTTTTCACGCGAATTGGTGCCGCTTATGGCAACACGGTCCGTTGAAATCAAACCGGGTCAATCCGCGCTTGAATCAACCGGGATTGACAGCAAAGACTTGCGCGGTTTCCGTTTGTCACGCGCATTTCATCAGTTGGCAACGCACCACAAGTTGTCCGGCAAAGAAAAAGAAATCAGTGATCATTTAAATTTGTTCATGAAACGCGATGCAAAAGAAATGACAATCACCGTGCCGGCATCGTATTTGTTTGCAAAACGTGATCTTGAAGCGTCAACGTTTGGATCCGGCGGCGCAACCGTTGGAACAGATTTAATGAGCGCGGAAATGATTGAGTTGTTGCGCAACAAAACAATTGTTGAACAAGCGGGCGCACGGTTATTGTCCGGGCTTGTTGGCAATGTTGCCATCCCAAAACAATCCGGCGGCGCAACCGCATATTGGTTGGCAGAGGGTGCAACAGGTACGTTATCGGATCAAGCGTTTGCGCAAGTTGCGTTAACACCAAACCGATTGTTTGCCGGCACAGCATTCACCAAACAATTTGCATTCCAATCATCCATTGGGGTGGAAAATTTCATCATTGATGACATTCAAGCAGTATTGAAAGTTGCAAAAGATCTTGCCGCCTTAACCGGCGCGGGCGCAGCGGGTGAACCGCTTGGCATTTTGAACATGACCGGACTATCAACATCCGTCACGTTTGGTGCAGCCGCAACATTTGCAAAGATGTTGGAATTTTGGAAAAACGTTGCAACATCCAACGCGGACAGCGGATCATTGGCATACATTACCACACCGGCAACCGCTGCAAAGTTGATGGCAAAAGCCAAAGACAGCAACGGCAACGGTTTTGTGTGGGAAAATGGGAAAGTGTCCGGTTATCCGGCATTCACAACCAATCAAATGCCATCCGACAAAGTATTGTTTGGCAATTTCAAGGATCTCATCATTGGCGAATGGGCGGGTGTTGACATCACGGTTGATCCGTACACACTTGCCGCAGACGGAAAAATCCGCATCATCATTGAAATGCATTGCGACATCGTGGCACGTCACGCCGCATCATTCAGCAAATCCACAGACAGCGGTGCGCAGTAACAATGAAACCCAATCACCGGCGTGAATAAAAACACGCCGGTGAATATTTAAACACATTTTGATGGAGTTATTAGCATGAAAGCAAAGATAACACGTGAAACAACGGTGAATGGCAAGGATGTGAAAGTTGGCGCAATTGTGGAAGTTGACAAGGTTGCTTTTCAAACGTTGAAATCACAAGGACAGGCGGAATTGTATGTTGAACCCGCCGAAACCGAAAAGCCAAAAAAATAATCAACGGATCAACACACATCCGTGAAAAAGTTACAAACATTTATTAATCATAAAAAAGGATGGTTCATCATGAAAAAGATTTTTGAAAAATTCGGAAAACTTGGGATTGTTGCAATGATTTTGATTGCACTTGTCACCATGTTTGCATTTGGACAAGTCATTTATGACTTGCGTAATGCGTTAACGTATACCGCCGTTTTAACACCGCGCACATCCGTTGCCGCGGACACATCAAGCGCAATTGATATTTCACCGTACATCGGCAAGGTTGTTTTAATTCAAACAATCACCGGCGCAACCGGATCAACAATCACATACACATCAAAAGTGCAGCACTCCACGGACGGTACAACCTTCACAGCCGCGCCAACAGATAGTGCATTCACAGACTTCACATCGTCAGCAGATGCCACAACCGGCGAAACGCAATATAAAACCTTGGACACGCGAAAAGTCCGGCGGTATTTGCGTTATATCACCACATTATCAGCATCGGACACAATACAAGTTGGCGTGCTAATGTTATCACAGGCGCGCAACAGATAACAACCGGCGCGGTATTTAAACCGCGCCAATATTTTCAAAAACATGGCATATACGGATGAAAATATTGTTGATGCATTTTTTGAGGAAAGCGAATTCACGGAAAGTACATTGTATACACCGGAAACCGGATCACCGGCAACCATTGATGTCATCTTTGACCGTGAAAACAGCATAACACCAATAGGCAATGTTGCAATAGAAAACGCCGCGCCGCAAGCGACATGCAAAACAAGTGATGTTTCAACAGTCAACAACAATGCAACATTAGTCATCAATTCCGTCACGTATTATGTCAAAGATGGTTCGTGTTGGGAGCAACGCACCTAACACAGCGTACACCCGACGTGGGGCGGGCGGCAGTCGTGAAAGCAAAAATACAGTTGCCCCACGCGGGTAACGCAAACCGTTGGGCAGTGGAGCAATGGTAATTTTAGATTTATGTGCAGGTCTCAAAGGCGCAAGCCAGGCGATGAAAGAACGCGGATGGGAAGTTATCACGCTGGATGTAGACCCGCGTTTCAATTGCGATATTACCGCCGATGTCCGCACCTGGAACCCGCTCGATATTTACAAAACTGCATGGGAAAATAAATTGACTACTCCAGGTGTAGACCTTCTTTGGTTTTCAATGCCGTGTGATGAGTTTTCCCGTGAATCAATGCCGTGGTGCAAAACTGGCAAAGTGCCTGATATGTCTTTAGTACATGCCTGCCTTCGTATTCGAGATATTTTGCGTCCGCGTTTTTGGGTGTGCGAAAACGTAAGAGGAGCAATTCAATACTTCAATCCTCTTATGGGTAAATATCGTTTTCACGCTGGCGCATTCTATCTTTGGGGTTTCTTTCCAACACCAGGTAAAGTCAATGTGAAATGGCGCAAGAAAGAAAGTTACGGAAGCAAACAACGAGCAGAGCGGGCAGAAATTCCAATGTCACTCTCTCGCGCAATCGCTATCCAAATTGAAAGCCAAGCTACCTTACCCCTGCCTAACACAGCGTGCACCCGACAGGGGCAACGTCACGGCTCAATTTGGTAATTTTGAATAACATTATGGTATTGCGTTTTCGCCCCTGCGGGTAACGCAAACCGTTAGACACAGAAAAGGAAAGTAAAAATAAATGGATGGACTTTGTTACAACTGCAAGTCTAAAATAAAATTCAAGCGTTACAGCAGGGATATTCTGCTTTTCCACCCCTGCGAGACTTGCGGACAGTCTACACAGGCAACGGTGAAACATGGATATACTCATTATTTCCAAATGTCTAAACCGCGCGGGAATGAAATAGCAGAGGTGTATTCTGTCAGACTTCCGCCAACTGAGCATGATGAAGTTGTAAAAAAGCATGGAAGTTTACGCAAGGCTATTGGATGGGCGAACAACCAACCGAAGGGGGATGAATGACAAAAGATGAAGTCCATCTTGACCCCGCTTTCGTAACCGACTTGCAGAAAAGCGCAAAGAGTTATGACGAGAATCAGGGATTAGCCGATGATGATATTTGGAACATCGCAACCCTCGTAAACGAAATGTGGCCAGAGCATGAGAATATCGTTTATGACGGTTTTACA